TTACTCGCTACTTTCAAACATGCCTTCAATGACTCCTGCGAAGTCCGCAACCTCCCGCTGGCGCTCCACGTAATACTTCACAGTAATGTCCGACGAGCCGTGACCTAGCTGCGCCTGAGCCGCCTCGATACCGACCAGCTTGTCCAAATGGGTTGCTACTGCCTTGCGGAAATCCCTGGGAGTCTTGCCCTCATAGACGGTCCCGTCGATTGCCTGACGCCACTGTCGCCGCGAGTTGTTGGGCCAGCGATAGGTACCCGTGCTCGACGGGAAAACCATAGGGTAAACGGATTCAACACGGCGCTGCGTGAGCATGCCCAGCACGCTCGCCGGCAACGTCAATCCGCGGTGGCCCGCTTCGGATTTTGGGTGTGCCTGACGCTGCAACTTTCCGGTCACGTCGTCCACCACAAGCGTCCCTGTGATCCTGAGCACGCCCGTATCTACCTCAAGGTCTTCCCACCGGATCGCGAGCGCCTCACCCTGACGGCATCCGGTAGCCATCAAGAGCATGCTGAGCTCGTGCAGCTCTGACGTGTGGCCTTCATCATAGGCAACGAACAATGACCGCATGGCGTGGATATCTGAAAGCGCGATCACCTTCACTTCGCGTTTCTTTGGGCTGATCGACATCGTCTCTTTTACTGGATTGCGATTGACTGCACCTTGGCGAGTAGCCAATGCGAACATCTGGAGCAGGACCGTACGCGCCGTGCGCGCTGCCGTAGGCGTAACCATAAGTCCTTTGAGGAATCGGTCGAGCCGGGGGATCGATGCCTCTCTCAGGCGAACCTCGCCGATGCCGGGAATGATCTTGCTTCGGATGCTACTGCGGTAGGTGGTTAGCGTTCCAGCTACGGTCTCCTTGATCTTGAGCTCTTCGAGCCATTTCCCGGCCAGTTCCTCGATTGTCGATTCGGGGGACAGGAGGTCGCCTCCCGTTTGCTCTGCGATCTTCGCTTTGAGTGCTTTCTCGAGAATGCGCGCGGCCTCGGGCTCAGTTCTACCGTTCCGCTGCATGCGACTCCGGTGACCACTGGAATTGCGATAGTAGGCGGACGCCTGAGCCTGACCGTTGACGGTGCTGCGTGTAATCTTTCCCCACGCATCGAGGTCAAGGGGCGGTCTAGGCATGAGTCGCTTCGATTATTGGGTGGACAGTGTCAGTGGCACCCGATAACCTCGAAGATATATTCGATATCAGGCGGGGGTATGACGTGGTGATGAATGCGGATTCGACGTTGAAAGAAGCGATCGCAGAGGCGCGCCAGAGCGGGGTGAGACTAGAAATAATCATCGCTCGAGTCGCTGCTTCGCTCGCTCAACGATGACCGTGACATCTACGTTCAGTGCTCCGGCGATCTCCAAAAAGAATCCGAGCGGCATGGAACGCTCTTTCCTCAAGTAGTTCCGAGTCGAGTCATAGGGCTTGCCGAGTATCGCGGCAAACTGTTTCATGTTGATGCCAGATGCTCCGAGTTCGGCATTGATCTGGTCAATGATTGCGGACTGGAGCGCGTCATCTTCTTTGGTCATGCGCCTCATCATATGGACTAATTGACCAATTGTCTATATGAAATTGGCCGTTTTTTAGGCTTGCGGTTGGTCATACGACCACATATCCTTGTCATATGACCATTCAGAACACCGCGGCAGATGTGGCAGCACGCATCACGAAGGCCCGAAAAGATGCTGACCGAACCGGAATTTGGCTCTCCATGAACTCAGGGATTTCCGAGAAGACCCTGAGCCGCCGGTTCGCCGCTCCAGAACAATTCACCCTGGCGGAACTAAGTGCAATCGCCCGGGTTCTCAACTGCGATTTCGATGAAATCCTAATCGGCAACACCACGGCACTGGCCGTCTGATGTGCACCCTCCCCGCCAACTGGCTCAATGAGCATGCCGTTGCATCCAAAACGGGAATCAATGTCGAAACTCTCCGCGTGTGGCGCCGGACAAAAAAGCACATCCCGTTCTCCAAGATTGGGCGTCTCGTTCGGTACGACGAGGGAACTGTCGACGCCTACATGAAGTCGCAAGAAGTGGCCGTGGCAGCATGACCGCCCTCGACATCTTCACCCGCTCGGGCGCTCTCGTCATCTCGTCCGAGACGATCGCTGAAGGCACCGAGAACCAACACAAGAATGTGCTCCAGCTCATCCGCACATACCGCGAGGATCTTGAGGAATTTGGAAGGGTGGAATCGGAAACGCGACCCTTCGAAACATCCGGAGGGTCGCAGGTCCGCGAGGTGTTCTTCCTGAATGAGCCACAGGCCACCTTGATCCTGACCTACATGCGGAACATGGATCGCATTAGGGCATTCAAGAAGGCTCTTGTCCGGGCGTTTTTCGACATGGCACGCCAGGTAACGCCGGCGCCGGCTGAACTCACTCGCTTGCAGATACTCGAGCTTGCGATGGAGTCGGAGCAGAGAGCGATTGCAGCGACCGCTCGTGCGGAGGTTGCCGAAGAGTTCAAAGAGGCCATCGAACTGAACGACGGCATCACCCCGCGCGACTTCCACAAGAAGTATCTGCCCGGAGTGACAGAAACCCAATTCAGCGCTGCCCTGTACCGTCACCGTCTCCTGATCGATCAGACCGGACAACGCGGGCGCAACGCCAAGGGCAAGATCATCAACGGCAAGCAGCACCGCCACCCTACCTATCAGGGCAAGGCGTTCTTTTACCTGCACTCTGAACTCGACCGAGACAAGATCCGGCGCGAACACGTGCGCGTGATTCCCGGCGAGCCTGAGTTGCTGCTCGTGAAGTGGTGCGCAGCTCGAGGGCTCAGCACCTAACCCCTTCATTCTTTCCCGGTCTCTGACTGGGAATCCGCTGGCGTGCCCTCGGGCATCCGGCAACTGCACCACATTCCCCTGGCCGTGCGCCGCTGTCAAAGGCCGCGCATAGGAGGGGGAGCACGTTCCTTAATAACTCCACAGCGCGGCACCCGAACGAAATGAGAAGGGGCCAGCCTCCGCACGGTTTAGCACCCGGCCGGAGAGGCGCAGCCATTCGCTGCGTATGAACGCCACCGCAGTCGTTGACCGACCCCTCGCAAGGGCGGACGACTGCGGCAACGCGCACCATTCCGGTTCGGTCCGGGGTGCGTAGCTCGGTCATCACGACGGGCACATGGGCGGGTAGCTCAACTGGAAGAGCGCGGGTTTCCCCACCCGATATGCCGGTTCGATCCCGGCACCGTCCACTCAACAACAGGTATCACCCACAGAAAAGAGAACGTCATGAGCACTGCAGCACGCAAGGCACGCAAGATCGCCGGGATCAAGTTCGAGAAGGCCGTGAAGGTAGCCACTCCGGTCGCCGAGCGCTCGTGGTTCGCGCTCCCGATCTTCAATTCACGCTCCGGCGAGTACCGCCCGCGCAGCGCCAAGAAGGTCGCCCGGGCGTTGGCCGCTCGCACTGTATAGGCCACAAACGAGAACGGCCCCCGAGGTTCAGTCGGGGGCCATGACACGGAAACGAGATTCACATGCCCAAACAGACTACCGGCTACAACAAATACCCTAATCCGCACTGGATGGACGACGACCTCAGCCACCTCGACCTATTCGACGGTCGCCGCCCTTCATCCCCGTACCCATCTGAACCCCCGCACGGCTCACACTTCATCGCATCTGCCCGCAGCCGGCGAGTTGCCCGCCGCAAGATGATAAACAGGCTCAGAGACTGGTTGCTCGCGTTCCTTCTCGCTGCGATCGCCTGGGCATGCATTATCAGCTTTGCCACTTTAGTTGTGTGGTGGATCGCATGAGCATCAAGATCGAATCCACCTCCGCTGCAACCTGCCGGGCTAATGGCCCCGTGGTCGGCTCGCAGCTTGCCAGCAGCACCAAGCACTGTGACGTGTCCATCGAGATTACTTGGATCGGCACGTTCGAGATCAGAGCGAAGACCCTCAGCGACGATAAGCGTGGGCCGAGTCGCGATGAGCCGATGGAGTTGCAGCGGTGGCGCGAGTGGGAAATCATCGCATGACCGTGCTGACATCGCCGGGCTTCATCCCGCCGGCCGTCGCTGTCGACGGTGACCGGGTCCGGGTGATTCCGAGGAACAGCGATGGCGACGGGATCATCGGATACCAACTGCCCGCGCCGCCCGGCTTTGTCCGCGTGGCCGCGGAGGCCGTCGACGACAACCGGCTAGACAAGCCGGAGGACTGGTGGCGCGCTACGTATCGCGCCGGCGAAGTCCGTGTCGTCCTGATCCAACGGCGTCCGTGCGTGTTCGTATGACCGCGACGCACTGGGTCATCGTCCTCGCGGTCATCGGCGCCATCTTCATCTTTACCGGTAGCTGGCTGCTCTGGCCGCTCCCCATCATCTGCCTCGGCTTTGCCTTCATGGCGCCGATGGTCGTACTCGCTTTCATACAGATAAAGGACATGTAATGACACAGACATTTACCGCCACGAACTTCAAGCGTCTCATTGGCGAGGCGACTATCACCCCATCCGGCAACGAGCTCGTCGTGCTCGCCGGGGAAAACAGATCGGGTAAGTCGAGCTTTCGCCAGGCGATGCAATCGCTCCTCAAGTACGCGTCCAAGCTGATCCCCGATCCGATCCACGAAGGCGAGACGGAATCTCGCGCCGAGTTCATTGACACCGAGTTGGGCGTGAGACTCCTGCGGGTGTGGAAGCGCAAGGCAGACGGCACGATCACCTCGACGTTCAGCGCTTACGCTCTCGACGGCGCCAAGTACCCCTCAGCTGTCGCGCTGGTCGCTGAACTCATGGGTGGCAATCTGATCGACCCCAGCGAGTTCGTGGGTTTCGACGAGAAGAAGCAGCGTGACGAGCTGCTGCGTCAGGTGGAATTGCCCTTCGACATCGACAAGCTCGCCGCCGAGCGCAAGGGCATCTTCGACGGCCGCACCGACAAGACACGCGAGGTAAAGCGCCTGGCCGCACAGCTCGACGGATGCGCGCCGGCCGACGCGCGCGTGCCGGATGCCGAGGTGTCGGCCGCATCGCTGTACGAGGAGATGGACGCGATACGCAAGCACAACGTGGAGGTCGATCGACTGACCGACGCACACATAGACGCGATGAACGCCCGAATCGTGGCAGATCAGACGGCGCGGGCGGCCGCCGCTGCGTTCGATAAGGCACGTGCCGACCACAAAGCGGCCGCGGCTGCCGAGAAGATCGCCGCCGACGCCGCAGTAGGTGAGATCAAATCGCCGGATGCCGTCGCCGCACGGCTGGCCAGTATCGATGAGACCAATGTGAAGGTGCGCGCGCAGCTCACCCGGGCCGCCCTCGCCGCCGAGCTTGAGGATCGCACCGCCGAAGAGGCCGCGCTGACCGCGAGCATTGCCGCGATCGACAAGCGCAAGGCTGACGGCCTCGCCGCCGCCAAGTTCCCTGTCGAGGGCCTGAACGTGAGCGACGAGGGCATCACCGTCAATGGCCTGTCGTTCCTGTCGCTGAGTGAGAGCGAGCAGCTGTGGGTTGCCCTCCGCATCGCGACCGCCGGCAACCCGAAGCTCAAGCTGATCTTCCTCAAGAATGGCGACGCGTTCGACGACAAGACTCTTGCGAAGGTCCAGGCGTACGCCGCTGAGAACAAGTGGACGATCATCGCCGACCGGGGCCGCGATAACTCGGCTGACTTCGGGTTCGTCTTCGAAGAGGGAATCCTGGCGGCGGCATGAGCTACGTGGACCGCGTCATGGCCGACTCGCTCGACCGGCCTGCGTGGCTCACTGCGCGAGAGCCAATCATCGGGGCGAGCGACGCGGCAAAGCTCGTAAAGATGTCGTCGGTTCCGACGTACCTTGCCGCGAAGCTCAAGCCCTCGGCGTTCTCGGGCAACCGGTACACAGAATCCGGCAACGAGTGGGAGCCGATCATGCTCGCCTGGGCAGGCATCCCTCAGAACACCCTGCTGATTCATTCCGCAGAGCACCCGGGACTTGCGGCCACCCCTGACGGGCTGCTCGTGAAGCCTGAGGGCATCGTGCTTTCTGAGGTAAAAGCCAAACACGATCGCATCGTCTACGGCCCTACGCCGGGCGAATTCCGACAGGTCGCATTCCAGCAGTACTGCGTTGGTCCCGACGTCCTTTACACGGAGTTCATCTGGGCCGAGATCGTGAACGGCGAGATGCGCACCGAGGTTCCCAAGAGCTTGCGCATCTACCCCGCCGACGTCGCCGACGTGCTGGCCGCCATGCTGCCGATCGCCATTGAACTATCCAAGCGGCTCCGCGCCGCAATCGAATTTGAAAGAGGCATGTAATGAGCAAGGAAGTAACTCAGTACGAAGCCGCCGGGCTGGACGAGAAGATGCGCTACGTGCAGACGCTCGCCTCCGCCGGTGATCTGATCCCCAAGGGGCTGTGGGACCGCGGCGCCCCGTCCCCCGGCAAGGTGCTGCTGGTCTTCGAGACCGGTTCCATGCTCGGGATTCACCCGATCGCGGCGCTCGGCGGCATCCATGTGATCGAGGGCAAGCCGACGATCTCACCCGGCCTCATGTCTGGTCTCGTGCGGAAGGCCGGCCACAAGCTGCGGGTGACCACGAAGGGAACGATCGAGGGCGGCGACTTCGCTGCCACGGCCACGATCACCCGCTCAGACGATCCAGACTTCACGTACTCGGCAACCTGGACGCCGAGCCGCGCCGCCCGCGCTGGGCTGTGCAAGTACGAGGTCAAGAATGGCAAGTGGGTGGTAACGGCCCGCTCGAAGAGTGGCAATCCGCTCCCGTGGGAGGCGTACAGCGAGGGGTTGTGCAAGGCCCGTGCAATCGGCGAGGTCGTGCGCGAAGGCGGCGAGGATGTGCTGATGGGTGTCAGCTACACCCCCGAGGAAATGGGTGCGCTGGTCACCGACGCAGGCGAGCTGCAGTCCACGCCGGACAAGGATGCCGCGCCCGCCGAACCTGCCGAGGACTGGCCTGCACTCGTGGCCACTGCGACAACAATCGCCGACCTCAAGGACATAAGGGATCGGGCGGTCGCTGCCGACGAATACACGGCCAACCGGGCGATGTTCCTCGCAAGGCAGGGCGAACTCAGCCGGGCCGAGGAAACCGCGCTCCCCGTTGACCCGGACGAGGATGTCGTCGACGCCGTGATCGTGCCCGACGACGAACACACTGAGGCACCCGAAGCCCCAGTGCCCGCCACCGAGCCCGACGACGAAGAGACGGAGCTGCAGCGGTACGAGCGCGAGAGCGCCGAAGAGTACGCCGCAGAGCGAGCCGTGACCGGTGCTTAGCGCGCAGCTACGACTCAACGAACACCTTGCTAAATGGGACGCAGAGATTCGTCGGTTCGACGCAGCCGTGCACGACTACGGCACGTCAAAAGCTGGCTATGAGCAACGCGTGGCAATCGTGAAGATCACGGCAAAGAACTCTGTGGAGAAGGTGGCCGTGGCATGGCTTGAGACTCTTGCAGATGCCGACCCAGAGGCGAACACCTTGCATCTTGAGTATCGGGGATCAGAGGCCACTGTCGAGGCGATCAAGGCGCGGTTGCGTTGGTGCCAGGCGGTCGCTGATGCGCTCCGCTCTGAGGTGTCCACTGAACGCGCCGAGGCTCAGATTTACTCGCAGGACAGGAGCACCCCATGATCAGCATGGACAAAGGTCTGACGCCGACGACGACAGGCGTTGAAGGCGGGTTCATCCCCTTCGAGCAGACGCTCACATTCGATTGGAAGACCCCGCCGCTGCACCTCAACCAGCGAATGAACAATCATGCTCACGACCGCATCGTGGCCGAGACGCGACTCGCTGGCAAGCTCATGGCGCACCGGATCCCAGCGCTCGGGAAGTGTCGCGTGACGCTCACCTGGTACGTCGTAACGAAGACGGTACGCGACGAGGAGAACCCAGTCCCGACGCTCAAAGCACTATGCGATGGGCTCGTCGACGCCGGCGTCGTGGTTGACGACCGGCCGGCCTACATGACCAAGCTCATGCCCGAGATCGTCTGGCTCGACAAGAAGCTCGGGCACGTCGCGCACATGACGCTGCGAGTGGAGCGGATCGAATGATCCTCCCGAAGGTCGCCAAGCCCTCGAAGGCCGACGAGACAACGGCGTACGAACTCGCCACGCTGCGAGATAACGCCACGTGCCAAATGTGCAAGAGGCCCGGTGAAATCCAGCGGGATCACAGGCAGAACAGGCAGCAGGGCAACACGGTCACGTCGAACCTGGTCTGCCTATGCCTCGACTGCCACCTGTACAAGACCGAGCATCCCGAGTGGGCCTATCGCACCGGATGGGGTGTCCCACGCTGGGCAGATCCGGCTAAGTGGCCTATCCCTAGGCGGGTCGGCGGGGTGTGGCAGGACGTACTACTGGACGACGCCGGCGGCTGGGCGTTCATCACGGAGGCTCGGGCGAAAGCGGCTCGAAACGGTGACGGCATCGTTTTCTGACTCGAACATTCAGAACTGACTTGAATCTTTTTTTCACTAATTCATACACAGGTCGTTTTGGCCTGTATCCACAAGGGATCGGAGGCAAAATTGAATAGTTATCCACAGCCCGTTCCACAGATTATCAACAGTGCTGTCGGCGTTTCCACATTTTATCCACAGAGTTATCCACAGGGTTATCCACAGGGCGATTTGTGGACAGGCGTTCGATCAAACGAATATTGGACTGCGCCTGAAAAGGCGAAGCGGCCCTGTGCTCTAACACGAAGGCCGCTTCTCATCCGCTCTCTGGATCACACCATTGGAGGGACTTTGCAAAAGTCTAACAACGGGCTGACGGCCGCGGCCGAAACCCACCTGAATTTGCTCCGTCAAGAACGGGCCACGCTCGCACGGCAAGACCGCTATTACGTCGATCTCGCTTTCAAGTACGGCGTCACGGTCCCGGAGATTGCCCAGCGGTCCGGGCTGACCGTGACCGCCGTGCAAAGCATTCTGGTTGGCACCTAATGGGCGTCGATCGGGACAAGCTAATCGCCTGGCTTTCAGCTCGTGGTAACTCAGAGAACGTCGTGGTGTTCGCGATCTACTCGGGCCTCGTGATGCGTATCAAGCGCGGCGACTTCGACGAGGTGCCGTAGTGGCCCGCGACCGCGCGAACGTGCGCGTCGACATCTGGGCAGATCAGGACTTCCGCGATCTGACCGGCGAGGCACAGCGGCTCTACTTCCAGCTCACATCGCATCCGACTCTGAACTATGCGGGCGTGGCCGAGTGGAGACCTGGGCGACTTGCTGCGATGGCTTGCGACCTCACCGCCGGCAGCATCGAGCGGGCTGGCCAATTGCTCGGGGAACGATTTTTCATTGTCGTCGACGAGCAGACCGAGGAGGTTCTCGTGCGCTCCTATGTGAAGCATGACGGCATATTGAAGCAGCCAAAACTGGTTGTCTCCATGACCAATGCTTACGCGGCGATCGCGTCGAAGCTGATTCGGAATGTGATCGCTTTCGAGGTGCAGAAGATGCGCGACCGAGATCCGAATATGGCCGCGTGGAAGGTCACGCAGACCGAGACAATTCTTCGGGCCGAGGCGAAGGACATTCGGGAGATTTCACCGGGGCTAACCCCACTGTTTACCCCAGAGCTAACCCCAGAGCTAACCCCAGCGTTTACCCCAGACGTTACCCCAGAGCTAACCCCTAGCTCTGGGCAGGCTCAAGGGTTGCCTACATTAACAGCTACTACTACAGCTACAGGAACTTCGTTCCTTGATGATGGCGCGAAGGGAAACGAAACTCGAATACCTGCCGACTGGGTTCCATCCAAAGCTCACTTCGACCGAGCCAAAGAACGAAACCTAAACATCACGGCCGAGGCTGAGAACTTCAGACTGCATGCCGAGACTCACGATCGGCGAGCGGTTCGATGGGGCGCGGCGTTCACGATGTGGCTGAACAAGGCCACGCCGGGGCCGGCGAAGTCCAACCGTGACGCTTGGATGCAGAAGTGACCGGCTCACCTGCTGAGCGGAATCTGATTGGTGCGGTGATTCTTGATCCGCGCCAGTTCCGTTCGGTCCGCGATCTGGTCTCGGGTGCCGACTTTGAGAATCCGAACATGGGCGATGTCTTCGCGGGCATTGGAGACATGGTTGCTCGTGGCCTGCCGGTGGATCACATCACGGTTGTGAATCAGTGGCCGGTGTGGGGCATCCGCGGTATCGAGTCCAACGAGGTCTTCGAGTGGACCGGCGCCGAGGTCTACACCCAAGCGGCGACAGAGTACGCGCACTCGGTTCGTGACGCGTCGGTGCGGCGTGGATTGAAGTCCATTGTCGGGCTCGTGATGACGGGCGTTTCAGACTCGGGAGCATCACCGCTGGATATCGCAGCGATGGCGGCGACGGCGCTGGAAGGACTTCGGGCCGGGTCAACGTCGGGCACGCTCGTGGCGAAACCGCTGGCCGAGATCCTGGCCGGTGAGGATGCTTACGACTGGATCATCCCGGGGTTGCTTGAGCGTCAGGATCGTCTGGTACTCACCGGCGCTGAGGGCGCGGGCAAAACCACGTGGGTTCGGCAGATGGCGGTGCTTTCGGCGGCCGGGATTCACCCGACGACGTTCGCGCCGATCGATCCGGTCAACGTGCTCGTGGTCGATGCCGAGAACACCGAACGGCAGTGGCGGCGTGCAGTGCGGTGGATGTCGTCTCGTGCGGCTGAGATTGGCGCGGCTGATCCTCGGCTGAGCATGCACATCACGGCGGGCAAACGCATCGACGTGACGCGGGGTTCTCACCTCGGGGAGATTCACCGGCTGGTCGATCTGCACAAGCCGGATGTTCTCTTTATCGGGCCGCTGTACAAGCTCGTGCCGAAGGCGATCACGAACGACGACGACGCCTCGCCGCTGATCGTCGCACTCGACTCGCTGCGTGAACGCGGGCTGGCTTTGATCATGGAAGCCCACGCGGGCAAGGCGAACGGTTCGGACGGTGAGCGCAACCTGGCGCCGCGTGGATCAGCTGCGCTCATGGGCTGGCCTGAGTTCGGGCTCGGGCTGCGTCACAACCCCGACGACCCGAAGCTGGTCGACGTCGTACGGTGGCGCGGTGACCGTGATGAGCGGGACTGGCCGAACCGGATGTACAAGGGCGGCGATTGGCCATGGACGCCGGCGCAGTAGCCCCCGACTTCACGCTCGCCCGCTACCTCGAATTCCCGGACGTGGTGAAGATCGAGGCCGAACGTTTCCCGCCGCTGTCCGTGGTACTGCGCGAGTCGTTCGGCTCGCCGGATCACGAGCTGATGGTCATGGCGCATGACATTCGTGTGTCGAGGTTCAACACCCGCGATCGGGACCGGTCGATTGCTGGCGACGCGAACGGCGATCAGCGTCTGGCTGCGGCCACTGCCGAGTGGCTCGCCTTCAATGACCGCAAACGAGCGATCGAATCCGGGCGAGCGTAATCCCCATTCACCCACTCATCACGCGCTTGTCGCCGCCTCACGCGATTACAGGCGAAATACACACAGGCGTAGGTCCAAACGATCTACGGACTTCACAGGGGCGCACAGAGCGCCAACCGATCCAAGAAATGAGCACCGACATGGCACGCAGAACACCACAGCAGGAACTGGAATACCAGATGCAGAAGATGAAAGACATGGGCGTGACAATCAGCGTCAGTCCGGCTCCCGGCGTATGGGCCAAGACAATCGCCGAAGCCGCGGACGCTGCGGGAATCCTCGAAGAAATGAGCAACTGACCATGGCTGGCGAGACTGTAATCACCGTCGTCGGCAACCTGACCAGTGATCCCGAGTTGCGGTACACACAGAACGGCCTGGCAGTCGCGAACTTCACCATCGCGAGCACGCCGCGTACCTTCGACCGGGCCAAGAACGAATGGGTCGACGGCGACGCTCTGTTCCTTCGGGCATCCGTCTGGCGTGAGTTCGCTGAGCATGTGGCCGGCAGCCTGACGAAGGGCAGCCGGGTAATCGCCTCGGGTCGCCTCAAGCAGCGGTCGTACCAGACCAAAGAAGGCGAGAAGCGCACGTCGATGGAGTTGGAGATCGACGAGATAGGCCCCAGCCTCCGCTACGCGACGGCGAGCCTGACCCGCGCGCAGTCCAGCGGGCATGCTCCCGCTCCAGCTGCGCAGGGCAACGACGAGCCGTGGGCGCCGACCGCGCCAACGAGCGCAGCGGCAACTGGCGGCGACGTCTGGAATTCCCCGGGCAACTTCAGCGACGAGACCCCGTTTTGAGCAGTTGCTCACCCACCACCACGCAGACGAAAGGGACACCATGACATTGACCGAAGCAAGACCTGATTACGATTCATTCCTGCGCGAGAAAGTCAATTTCGATAAGTCGTTCGGCTTCGAGATCGACCGCGCAGAGATCCACCCGCTGCTCAAGGATCACCAAAAGGACATGGTTCAGTGGGGAGTGAAAGGCGGGCGGCGTGCATGGTTCGCCGCGTTCGGTCTGGGCAAGACGTTCATACAGATTGAAACCCTGCGGCTGATCACCGAGCACAAGGGCGGGCGCTCGCTGATCGTCGCTCCACTAGGCATGCGGCACGACTTCATTTCATCCGGGGCCCGTCTCGGCGTCGAGGTGACGTTCATCAAGACGGCGGCTTTCGGGCTGCCCGAGACGGGCATGTTCGTCACGAACTACGAGAGCGTGCGGGACGGCAAGATCGACCCGAATTTGTTCACGGCCACCAGCTTGGACGAGGCGAGCGTGTTGCGCGACTACGGATCGAAGACCTTCCAGACCTTCCTGCACCTGTTCAAGGACATCGCGTTTCGGTTCGTGGCTACGGCGACACCATCGCCGAACCGTTTCAAGGAGCTGTCGCACTACGCGGCCTACCTCGGAATCATGGACTCAGGGCAGATCCTCACCCGGTTCTTCCAACGCGATTCATCGTCGGCCGGCAACCTCACCCTGCATCCCCACAAGGAGCGCGAATTCTGGCTATGGCTGAACACCTGGGCGTGCTTCATCCAGAAGCCGTCGGACCTCGGCTATTCGGACGAAGGCTACGACCTCCCCGAACTCGACGTGCGGTTCCATCGCGTCGAGGTGAAAGACGGTGAGGTTCGTATGGACGGCGACGGGCAAGCGGTCCTCTTCGCAAACGGCGCTCTCGGCCTGTCCGGCGCCGCGGTCGAGAAACGCAACAGCCTCTCCGCTCGAATCGAGAAGCTAACCGAGCTGGTCAACGAAGCACCTGCAGATCACTTCATTCTCTGGCACACGCTGGAGGACGAACGAAAAGCGATCAAGAAGGCACTGCCTGAGGCGATGGAAATCTTTGGCAGCCTCGACCTCGACGAACGGGAGGATCGCGCGGTGAAGTTCGCTGACGGTGAGACACGGATCCTCGCCACAAAGCCGAGCCTTTCCGGGTCGGGGTCGAACTTTCAGCGGCATTGCCATCGGGCGATTTACGCGGGCATCGACTTCAAGTTCAACGACTTCATCCAGTCCGTTCACCGACTGCACCGATTCCTACAGACCGAGCGGGTGGAGATCGATGTGATCCTGGCCGAGTCCGAAGAGTCAGTAATCGAGATCCTTCTGGCCAAGTGGGACCAGCACAAGAAGCTGACGGCAAGCATGTCGGACATCATCCGTGAGTTCGGTCTGGATGCCGGCGCGATCTCGCAGGCGCTGACCCGTTCGATGGGCGTTGAACGCGTCGAGGTGAGCGGCGAGAACTGGCAGTTCGCGCTCAACGATTGCGTTCTGGAAACTCGCGATCACATGGCGACTGATTCGGTGGACATGATCCTGTCGTCCATCCCGTTCGGCACGCAGTATGAGTACTCCCCGAGCTACAACGACTTCGGCCACACCGACGACAACGTGCACTTCTGGGAGCAGATGGACTACCTGACGCCGAACCTACTACGGGTACTCAAGCCGGGCCGAGTCGCCGCCATTCACGTGAAGGACCGAATCCTGTTCGGCAACGTCATGGGTACCGGTAACTCGACCGTGGAGCCGTTCCACGCGGAGACGCTGGCCCACTTCCGGAAGCACGGGTTCGACTACCTCGGCATGCACACGATCGTCACCGATGTCGTACGCGAGAACAACCAGACGTACCGCCTCGGCTACACGAAGATGCGCGCTGACGCATCGAGCATGGGTATGGGGATGCCGGAATACGTGCTGCTGTTCCGCAAGCCGCAAACAGACCGGTCGAAGGGCTGGGGCGACGAGCGGGTAACGAAGGACATTTACGACCCGACAAAGCCGCTCGTCTACGCAAGGGATGAGGACGACGAAGAATACGCGGAAGAGGAATACGAGCGACCAGTGAAGGCCGAACCTGCCGCGCCGAACAACCCAGTCGACGGTTACTCGTTGGCACGCTGGCAGATCGACGCGCACGCATTCTGGCGTTCGTCTGGTGACCGCCACCTCACCCCTGAGGAGCTGTCGCAGCTCAAGCCTGAGGACATGTCGCGGCTGTTCACTGCGCAGACGGCCACGAGCGTTTACGACTACGAGAGCCACGTGAAAACGGGCGAGCTGCTCGCAGGTCGAAAGCGCCTCCCGTCCACGTTCATGTCCCTGGCGCCGGCGTCCTGGCACCCCGACGTGTGGCACGACGTGAACCGGATGCTGACCTTGAACGGTGAGCAGTCGCGGCGAAACCTCGTGATGCACACGTGTCCCTTGCAGTTCGACATCGTGGACCGCTTGATCACCGAGAAGAGCAACCCGGGCGACCTGATCTATGACCCGTTTGGCGGGCTGGGGACGGTCGTGCTCCGCGCGCTCAAGCTGGGGCGCCGCGGCCGTGCTGCCGAGCTCAACCCGGTCAGCTACTACGACGGCGTGAAGTACCTCGAGGCTGAATCGGCCAAGCAGGACATGCCCACGCTGTTCGACCTGATCGACCTCGCGATGGAAGCTGAGCCCGTAGCCGTTTAGCTTTCACCACCTATTCACAAGGCACCCGCCGTCTGGCCGGTGCCTTTCCTGTACCCCAAGGAGACGACATGAACGAAAAAAAACGACGGAGAGGGCAACTGATGGGCATGAACGACGATCGCGAGATGCTGGAAGTCGCCAAGGAAGAATGCGGGCGGCTGGAACGGGAGGTCGCGGCGCTCAAGCTGACGCTTGCCGAGGACACGAGGTACATGACCCGGATCGAGAGCGAACGCGACGCGGCCTATGCGGTAATCGAGGCAGTTCAGGAGGTAGTCAACAACGAGGCGATGCCTGACGAGGTTCACGGCGACTCGTGGGTCATGGTTGAGGATTTGGCCCCGATTCTTGCGCAGTCACCCGCCGAAGCCCTGGCCGGGCATGACCGGAAGGTAGCTGCGAAGGCGCTGGACGTGGCGGCTGACTCATGGCTGCATGGCGCGTGGGGCAAGACTCCGCGTCGTGCGGATCGCATTGCTGATCGTATGGCCGCGTCACAGTTCGCGGGCGATTGGCTCCGCGCTAGTGCTGCCGAGTACCGGGCGGTGGAGTAGTGGCCGACTGGTCGATCAGCCACCCGCGCGCCCGCAAGGCTCACCGCTGCGAAATGTGCCGTCGGGTCATTGGCGCGGGCGAGGTCTATAAGCGCGGCGCTGGCTTCGATGGCACCGCGTGGTCATGGAAAGAGTGCCTGCACTGTGAGGCGGTGCTGCGGATCTACGGCCTCGGGGACGGCGAGTACAACGCAGATTCGTTCGAGGACTGGGCAAGCGACGGCGACGCACGCGACCTGAGCGAGGCCCGCGACATGGCCGGATTCCGCAAGCAGTGGCGCACCAAAGCTGGCAACCTGTGGCCGCTCCCGGCCCCTGAGTCGCCCGCAACGTCAGGGGGCGAGTCGTGAGCCTGGTGCTCGTGAAGCATCGCCTGCCGCCCGTTTGGGATGGGCAGCGCGTCAAGTGGGACAAGTTTGAGCCCTCGCCCAAAACGTTCATCTGCCCGCCACCTCCGCCCAGCCGGTGCGACTGTGGCAGCGGCAATGCACCCCTGCTCGCTTCCGGTGCCCGCGAACCTAAACCCGGCGAGATGTTCGCATCCACGAAACGCGTGATGGGCCGATTTGGGCGCTGGCTGGAACGTCCAACGCTCGTCCCTGCGTGGCCCTTGCGTGATCTGTTCGCATTCCGTTGCCCGGACTGCAAAGCCGACGGCGTGTGGGACATGCGAACGGATGAGTGGTGGACGCTCGGCCCGGAAGACTACGGGCCTCAGGGCTCAGAACGTCCAATCGAACGCGAATGGAGTGGCGGGCTATTCGACCTGCTGGAGGAGTCGTGAGCCCGCAGCTAGTGCTTGACCCAATCCACTGGGTCGGGGACGCGCCGACGAGCCTGCATGGTAACGGCGCGACCTCGTTCAACCGCACAGCGCGTGAACCCGCGAATGTCACATGCGTTCTGTGCCGGACGATACTCGCCCGTGCTGAACCAATCGAGACCACAGCACAACCGGTCCCACCAACCCAAACAACGGCCATAGAGGCCAGAGACGAGATTTGAACCATGGGCGATAACGAACTGAACGCGGCCATCGAGGTTGCGCAGGGCAAGTATTTTGCAGAGCTTGACCAGCTTCTGCCGGACGGAATGTTGAGCGATGAGTGGCTGCCCATCGTGGAGAACTGCACCGGCGAGATCGAGGGATACCGCGAGCACATCGATGAGACATGGGAAGACCGATTCGACCTGCACGGGGTGGCGCTGTGAGCAAGCACACGGAACTGATCGCGCCCCTGCCCGACGACGCACGGTTCGACGGGTACTACTTCGGATTCGACCCGACGGGAATCGGCATTGTTGACGCGATTCTGTCGGCGGTTGCGGTCGCCGGGAAGGGATCGCACCACACGGAAAGCTGGAGTGAAGAGAACGACTACTACGCCGATGGTCGACCGGGGCTGGTGGGCGGCACGAGCGGCGCTGACACGATCCAGAAGAACGCGGAACGGTCGGCTGAGGTTGTCCGAGCGTTGCTCGCCGAGATTGCCAGTCTCAAGGCTGCCGCTGAGTCGCCGACCACTCCTCTCGACGGGCATGGCACGGCCCGGCTCTACGACGTGCGAGCGTACCTCGAAAAGACGCTCGACAACATCGAGGACAGCGCTCAGGGGTGGACGGCCTCAGACGTTCGAACCTTCATCAGGGATGCACTCGAGCTTGCTGTCGAGAATGAGCCTGAGTCGCCGACCACTGTTGAGTGGGGGGTGCAAGTCGGACTTTACCCGGACGGATCGAACTACTACCAGGCGGCCTCGAGCGAGAAGGAGGCTCGCGGGCTCAAGAGTCGTAGTGCCGCTAAGCGCACAGTGACTCCGTGGGTGGTGCAGTCATGACCGCCGCACGGGATGAGCTGGCACGCGCGATCGAATCCGGCCAGCCGCCGGCGCCCATCCCACGGTTGAAGATCACCGCCCTGGTCGGCGGCGGCCACGAGATCCGCGTCCGGCAATCCGAGATCGACGGGTTGACCATGAGCGAACTCACCGCGGCGATCAGCGCCCTGCGCATCGGAGGCAGACGCATCGGGCCCGATGACCTCGGCCCATCTATCGAGAAATTCCACCCACACCGATGGGTGATCCCCATCACGAATGGAGATGAAGAATGAGCTACTTGACCTGCATTACGAACGATCTAGACGACGTCAGATCATGCGTCGTCAACGGCCAGCACGCCAGCAACTGCGACGGACGGGAATGGCAGTACGACCGTGAGGCCGAATGCTCCTACCCGACGAACAACGAATGCGGCGGATGCTTGCCGGCGCCCGCCGAGCACGGCATGCTCTGCTGGTCCTGCTACGCCAAGACTCGGGATGCACTGAAAATCGCCCTGGACATGATCACCCACCTATGTTCAATCTCTCGGGCCCAGCAACTCGACAACAACGGGGTGCGCGCATCCGCAACATGGATCCTCCCCGTGCCCAACACCTGGCGCACCGCCGACGAGCTGATCATGCTGCTCGGGCATCCGGCGCCGGGATTCCCGAGCGATGCCGTCGTGTGGGAGATCGAAGCGATCACCGAGCGCTACCTCGACGCGATCGACGTCGACGAGTGGGTCGCACGCCAGGACGGCGCCGAAGCTGCCGTGCGATTCTTCCGCATCATGCAGAACGCCATGGCTCAGCACCCCATGGCCGACGTCGAGCACAAGGTGAAGAACGTCAGGTGCCATGAGTGCCGGCAGTTGAACCTCGTGTGGAAGCCGCCGCTCGACTTCGACGGGCCGATCCACATCGTGTGCTCAACCCCGGAGTGCGGGTTCGTGGTGGACGACACGCTCTACGCCGTTCTCGCGGCGTCGCAGTTGGAGAAGGTCACGTCGGCCATGAAGGAGACGAAAGCCGCTGAGCTCGCCGAGGCGCGGGCGGCGCGGGCCATTGAGAAGCGGCGCATCACTGCGGCCGGGAAGGCGGTGGAGAGAGCCGCAGAGGATGCCGCGATCGAAGCCCGCGGGGCCGCGTGACCACCTCAGCCCAGTGGATGAGCATCAAGGAAGCCGCGGCAGTCACGAAGCGCCATCGCATGACCATCTGGCGGTGGGTCGAAGCCGGGTACGTGAGAACGCTCACGACGCCCGGCAGCCACCGAGTGCTCGTGCGGAGGTCCGACATCACCGAGACGGAGAGGGTGCTATTCGACGGCGAGATCCCCGCGAAACGCACCTGATCGAAACCCACCCAGCAAGTTCGCTTGCAAATAGGTGGAAATGTTTCACTTCATGTTACAATCGATGACAGCAGCATAGCTGAATCAACTGCTCAACAAGCCCTCGTCTTTCCCGCATGAACAGCGGATGTGACCGGGGCTTTACCTGTCCCGTTGGGACACCCGGGCATGTCCCGTAGGTGTCCCAACGGGACAACCCTCACACTTCCCAGTCGAGCACCGCCGACACCTAGCAGCCTCGTCATAGGCCAACACGGTCGAGTGCTTCGGCTGGGAACAACTTGCCACCGAACCCCAACGGAACGGCCGTACACCGCGGTGCCCAGCGGCGGCAACAGAGCGGGCAACATCGAGCGCAGAGCGGGGCCGGGCGGTATACCCACCGGCCTCGCGAACGCGCCCGTCAACCAAATCGCGCCCTGATCCATTGGGATGCGCGGCACTTAGTGGCGAATCGTGATTTGCCGATCAACCAAATATCACCCAGCAGTTACCGACACCAAGGAGTAACCATGACCGCCATAACCCCCGGCCGCATCGTCCAGTTCACCATCACTGAGCAGCAGGCAAAACAGATCAACTCTCAGCGCACCCAGGCAGGACACGCCACCAAGACCGGGAACGTCGCTCGCGAGGGCGACAGCTTTCCACTGATCGTCGTGCGCGTGTGGGCAGGTGAGTCAGTGAACGGGCAGCTTTTCCTCGACGGCAATGACACTCTCTGGGTGTGCAGCGCCAACCACGAGGATGCCGAGCTACCAATTGGCCAGTACGGCAAGTGGCGCTGGCCTGAGCGAGCCTGATGATCTGGCACTCGTACAGCGGCAACGTCAGCGCCCCGCCCTCCAAAAAAGCCAAGGGCCGGATTCAGCAGAAGCGCAAGCCGCGCAAGCGCCGCACCTGAGTCGCCCCCAACGCTTCCCACCCATCGTGTCAACGCCGTTTGCATTGGCGGCAAAGGACCCCCACAGGCTGACTCTCTGCAGCTGGGGCACCTGCACGGATGGGTGGGGCCACACCTGAGAGGTCAGCCGTGACGGACGCTGAGATTGAGGAAGCATACGCCGTGCAGTTCGATGACGAACACCTGGTGGACGAGCAATAACAGGCCGTAAGGTCTCCGAAAACACGGGGTTTGACTTCCCCGTTCGGGGAGCAACCCCGGAAAGACGCGGAAGTCACGGAGGTAGCACGATGGCCAGGACGAACACGAGACGCATGAACACACTTCGCGCCGACTTCTTTGACCAGGGCAAAGCGCAGTCAACCTCCGACGATCCCGACACCCGGGCGTTATCCAACTGCTGGTTATGCAAGGCACCCGTCGACTACATAGCCGAACCGCACAGCACCGACGACTCACACAACCTCGACCATTACTACATCGTTCGTGACTACCCCGAACTTGAGGAAGACGTCGACAACTTCAGGCATAGCCACCGACTCTGTAACTTGAACCGCGGCACACGGGCGCCAAGCCTCGGACTCGGTGACGCTGTCGCTGACTGGTGGTGAACACGATGACAGGAGCACTCATGAACAAGTACACGGCAATCGGCCTACTCAGCGCAGCCGCCGAGGGCAAGCGCATCATCGTGCTGTCACCTCACGCCCGGGCACGCAGGGATGCGTTCGATGAGATGCGCACCTCGGCACCCGACCTCGAGTGGCGACTCACCAACGGCGACCAGCGAGTCACACTCCCGTCAGGTGGATCGATCCGGTTCCTCTCGGATAACCGCGGCCTGCGCGACCGTCTACGCGGAACCATCGCCGACATCGTCCTGGTCGAAGACGACTACGCCGGCCGCACTCACTCCGACGAGGTGCGCGCTGTCATCGCAACCAGCCCGCACGGCGAGATCATCCGCTACTAACGAAGGGAGGACACAATGGCGAACGCAGGCAACCCGTGGATGGGAACACCCGAAGGCAGCGAGGCCTACATACCGGCGCGCTACAACCCACGCTCCAGAGCCATCTGGGACGAGTTGGTTCGCGCACACGCACGAACGGCAGCACAACAGGCTGAGAAGCGCCGAGGGCACGCCCGCAAGGCCGCACGAGCAGCGATTCGCCACCCAATGACAGGACAGTGACCATGGCCGCAATGCTACCCATCACCGGAACCGTGAGCATCGGATTCGACGGCTCGGAGACTCGGACTCTCGGATCGTTCAGCATCCCAGTTCACATGACCATGGACGGCCAGACCGGCACAGTCCACCTTGAAGGCGCGACCAACGCCTCGGTCATCTCGGCCATGGTCGCCGCACTCATGGGAGCTGCAGACGAACTGCTCGCCACCATCCCGCCTGCCACCGTCGAGACCATCGCCGTCTGCCCGACCTGTAGCGCCGAGCTCGGAGTGATGGACACAACGATCACCATTGAGCACGGACTCAACGGCGGACACATCGAGAACCACCGATACTTACCACCGAATGGCCCTCAATAGGGGGAATCGCCATAAAATCCAGCCTCCGGGTTGGGGGGTGGACAGAGCCAAGGGGACCTTTCCTCTCTCCCCGACCCTCTGACCGGGGGTCGCACACGCGCACACGCGTAGAAGGGGTCCAAAATGGGTGCAGTCGTTGAGGGAACTGTCGTTTCGGTCGCTGCCGCTTCTCACCTTGACCGTGAGGGCAAAGACGCCGGCGCGATCGCGGCTCTGCTCGCCTTGGCGCACAAGATCGACGACTACGACACGATCCTCGATCACATTCTTGATCAGATCGAGAGCGACCCTGAGTCGAAGGTTCGTCCGCCGGCATCGGACAATGTCTCTCTTCCCACCTATTTGAAGTACTGCGAGTCCCTCGGCTTGACCCCTGGCGGCCGTGGCGAGCTGGTCGCTGGCAAGAAGCCGGCCCCTGCGCCCAAAGATGAGCTCTCTGCCTTCCAGGAGGAGCACGGTATCGGTTAGTTTTCGCGGAGGTGCACGTGGCTGCGAAGCTTCTCGGCCGTACTGAGCCTCGTATTTTCACGAAGCCGCTGCGGGAATTGACCCCGGAAACGTCGCGCGGGTTCGAGGTGATCAAGTTTGCGCTGGTAATTCTCGGCGTCCATCTTTATCCGTGGCAGAAATTCCTGCTGATTCACGCGTTAGAGATCATGCCTGATGGGCAGTACCGGTTCAAGCGCGTCATCGTTTTGGTCGCCAGGCAGCAAGGCAAGACCACTATCGCCTCTGTTCTTGCCGCGTGGTGGCTGTTCGTTGACTCGAAGCGTCACCCTGACATGGTTCCGCCGGTGAAGTTCAAGGTTGTCGGCGTCGCGCAGAACCTTGACATCGCCCGTGAGCCGTGGGCCGCGGTGAAGATGTGGTGCGATCCGGAGCCGAACACGGACGAGGAGATGGAGCTCGCACTGCCGGCCCTGCAGAACGCGACTGCGAAGGTGTCGGATACGAACGGCAAGGAGGGCATCTACGCCCGGTCGCGTGCTCACTACGAGATCCGCGCCGCCGCGAATGCCCGAGGCAAGCCCGCCGCGCGGGTGCTCATGGATGAGATGCGCGAGCAGAAGACGTGGACCGCGTGGAACGCCGTCTCTCAGACTCTGAAGTCGTTCTGGTCCGGACAGATGTGGGGCATCTCGAACGCTGGCGACTCGTCGGCGGTAGTCCTCCGCACGCAGCGGACAGCGGGCCTCGAGTCGATAGCTGAGTGGGAAGAGTACGTCGAGGCCGGCATTATATCGGCGGAGGAATTCGCTAACGGGCACGATGTCACACTCGGCCTGTTCGAGTGGTCGGCGCCCGATGGGTGCGCGCTCGATGACGTCGAGGCAATCCTTCAGGCGAACCCTTCCATTGGCTTCGGTGCGATGACGGTGCAGTCGGCGCTCTCGGATATCCGGGGTATGACTGAGGCTGGATATCGCACTGAGGTTTTGTGCCAGTGGGTTGTTGCCGATGTGGATTCGTTCATCGATGTCAAGGAGTACCGTCTTCGGGTTCTGCCCGGCGATGAGATCGTGATCCCGAAGGGCTCCCGCACGGTGTGGGGCGTCGACGTTTCGCATGACCGCAAGACGACGTGGCTCTCCGCTGCTGTGTTCACCGAGGACGGCGACCCGTTCGTGACGGTGCGCCTCTCGCGCGCCGGCATGATGTGGCTGCCTGACTACCTCGCCGAACTGGCCGAGGCGTCCGGGCAACGCGAGGTAGCAGTGAATGCCAAGGGCTGCCCTGCGATGGAGTTCATCGAGCCTCTCAAGAAGCTCGGTCTCATCGTGCACGAGTTCGATGGCCCGAAGTATGCGATCGCCACCGGCCGATACCGTGACGCGGTGCGCGACGAGAAGCTCGTCGTCAGCGCTCAGCCTGACATTGACCTTGCGGTGCAGGGCGGCGTCGTCGTTCCGTACGCCGACAACATGGCGTGGTCGCGGCCGAAGTCCCTGCCCATCGATATCTCTGGCCTCATCGCGGAGACGATCGCGCTGTACGCGCTCGAACTTCTCAAACCCGAGCCTGTCGAAGCTACACCGCCACCTCCGCCGCAGGCCGAGATGGTCACCCGCGACGACGTCGCACCGACCGACGTGAACCTCGCGACGGCGGCTTTTTAGCCCAATTCTGAAAGTAGGTACCGCATGCCCGACGAACAGGGTTATCAGGTCAGCGGCCTGTCGTCGTGGGCGAGCATGGCCGCGGAGTCGCATGAGACGAACCCGGATTTGTTCTGGCCGTTTTCGGTCGAGGTGTTCGACAAGATGCGCCGCGAGGACGCGCAGGTTGCGTCGGTGATGCGCGCCGTGACGCTCCCGATTCGTGGCGCGGAATGGATGATCGATCCGGCCGGCGCGCGCGACGAGGTCATTGACCTGGTGGCGACGGACCTCGGGCTGCCCGTGAAGGGCAGAGAGCCGGTCGCCCCGCTGCGCACGAAGGGCCGTTTCCAGTGGGGCGAGCACCTGCGGCTGGCGCTGCTGGAGCTGGTCTATGGCCACTCGTATTTCGAGCAGGTCTACCAGCCGGAAGGTGGGAAGCTGCGGCTCAAGAAGCTCGCATGGCGTCCCCCTCGCAGCATCTCTAACATCAAGGTCGCACGCGACGGCGGCCTTGTCTCGATCAATCAGCATGGACTCACGGCGCCCATTCCCGTCGACCGGCTCGTGGCGTATGTGAACGATCGTGCGGGCGGCAACTGGATCGGCGAGTCGCTGCTGCGTACGGTCTACAAGAACTGGCTGCTCAAGGACCGCATGCTGCGCGCTCAGGCTTTGACGGTCGAGCGCAACGGCCTCGGCGTGCCGGTCTACACGGCCGCTGAAGTTCCCGAGGGTGCGGACGCTACCGAGCGCGATGCGTGGCAGAAGTCAGAGAAGGAAGCTGGCCTCAAGCTCGCTAAGGGTTTCCGCGGTGGCGAAGCGGCGGGAGCGTCGATCCCGAACACGTCGGGCCTTGTCCTGATGGGCGTCACCGGCAAACTCCCCGACACGGACGCGCCGATCCGGTACCACGACGAGCAGATCGCCCGCGGCGGGCTCGCCCACTTCCTGAATCTCGGTACTCAAACAGGATCATGGGCGCTTGGCTCAACACTGGCTGACTTCTTCACCGGGTCCCTCAACGCAGTAGCTGAGCACGTCCGCGACGTCACCCAAGCGCACGTGGTCGAGGACCTCGTCGACTGGAACTGGGGCGAGACCGAACCTGCACCGCGGCTTGTGTTCAAGCCCATCGGTGCCGGCGGACTCACTGCGGAGGCGCTCAAGAGCCTCATCGACGCGGGCGTGATCAAGCCCGACGAGACGCTCGAAGCATTCATGCGGGCAGCGTTCAGCTTGCCCGTGAAGGACATCGCCGAACCGAGCGAAGACACCGCCGAGTCTGCGACCGATGCAGAGTCGGCGCGGGCTGCCGCCGAGGTGGTCCAGAAGGTCTACCTCGGGGTAGGCACCGTGCTCTCGAAGGCCGAGGCGCGCGACATCGTTCGTCGTTCCGGGGCTGACCTCGACGCAGCGAACGACACCGACCAGCCTGAGGAGGCGGCATGACTATCAAACCGAAGGCACGGGACTGGTTCCGCATCGAACCCCGAGCCGCAGTCGATGAGGTGACCTCGGCCGACGTGTTCATCTACGACGAGATCGGCGAGAGCTTTTGGGGAGGCGGCGTATCCGCGTCGAGCATGGCGACTGAACTCGCCGCGCTCGACGTCGACAACCTGGCCGTCTACATCAACTCCCCGGGTGGCGCAGCGTGGGACGGCATCGCGATCATGAACGCGATCCGCCGGCACCGCGCGTTCGTCACGGTGTACGTCGACGGCCTCGCAGCATCCGCCGCGTCGATCATCGCCATGGCGGGCGACAAGATCATCATGAATCGCGGCTCGCAGCTGATGATCCATGATGCATCCGGCGGTGTCTACGGCAACGCGACGGACATGGAAGAGACAGCGGTGATCCTGCAGAAGCTGTCCGATTCCCTCGCGGATGTCTACGCGGGCCGCACCGGCACCGACCGGGCCGGGTGGCGCGACGCCATGAAGGCCGAGACCTGGTACACGGCTGAGGAAGCCGTCGCTGCTGGCCTCGCCGACGAATGGGTCGACACTCCCGCATCTCAGCCTGTGGACCGCGCGCGGTTCTCTGCGCGAGCGCGAACGGCGATTCCGTCGATCGCCTCCCTTAATCTCCCGAGCTCGTCCGAGCCGGGAATACCCAACCGAAAGGACCCACTCGACATGAGTGACATTCTCAAGGCTGGCCTCCTCGAGCGGCTCGGCGTTACCGATTCCGCAATCACCGACGAGTCGCTTCTTGCGGCCGTCGACGTGGTACTCGACCAGGCCACTGCACCCACCGTCTCCGCCGTCCCTGCTGGCACGGTCCTGATCGACTCTGCTGTGCTCAGCGACCTGCAGGCCTCGGCCGCGCTGGGCCGCAAGGCCAGCGAGGCACAGGACAGCGCTCGCCGCGCCGCGATCGTCGACAGCGCTGTTGCAGACGGTCGCATCGCTCCCGCCTCGCGCGATCTGTGGCTGACCAACCTCGCCGCTAGCGAAGAGGGCACCACTGCCGTCATCGCCTCGCTGTCGAAGAACACCGTCCCGGTCACCGAGATCGGCACCGCCGACGAGCCGACCGCCGCATCCAGTCTCTACGCCGCCGCGTGGGGCAACGACACGAAGGAGGCCTAACCATGGCTGACTACCTCCCCAAGTTCACCGCTGGCAAGGCCGTGACTTTCAACACCTCCGCTGCCGTCATCGGTGGCCGCCTGGTCGCTGTGACCGGCGATCTCACCGTGGGTCCCGCGGGCGCCGACTCTGCCGCCGTGGTGGGTGTCGCCTCAGTCGACACCATCGTGGGCGATGCCGTCACCGTCTACACCCGGCCCTCCGGCGTGCAGCGACTCGTTGCCAGCGGCGCCATCGCCGCCGGCGCGAAGGTCATCTCGGCCACTGCCGGAAAGATCGCCACCCTGGGCGCTGGCGCCAACCCGATCGGTATCGCCCTTGAGGCTGCCGCCGCCGACCTGGACGTCATCGACGTCCTGTTCATCTAAGGAGCAAAGAAGACATGGCGTCTTACACCTACCCGGTTGCGCGACCCTCGGGCGCGCTGACCACCGAGCAGATCCACCTTCTGCTCCGCAATCCGCTGCTGATCGCAAAGCGCGTTTCGACGCTCACCGACCAGCGCTTCATCTCCGACTTCCTGCTCTCGGGCCGCTACACCGCTGAGGGTGGCGGCATCTTCTACGAGACCGGCGAAGAGATCTTCCCGACCGACAACTCGCAGTCCGTCGCGCCCGGTGGCGAGTACCCGAAGACCGTCATCACCGATGGTGGCATGGCTTCGGCTAAGACCGACAAGCGCGGCCTTGAGACCGACATCACGGACGAGCGCATCAAGCGCGGCGCCATCGGTGCTGTCGACCGCGCCCTGACCAAGATCGTCAACGGCGTCATCCGCGATGTCGACGGCATTGCGATGAGCGTCATCGCGTCGAAGGTCACCGACACGTTCGCTTCCAGCGCGTGGACCTCGATCGACAACGTGGTCAAGGCTCTTGCTGCGGCCAAGGCCGAACGTGAGGATCTGGCCCTCGGCCTCGACCTCGACACGATTGCGCTCAGCGGCGCGCAGTGGGCGAAGGTCATGGGCCTGTTCGCCTCCGCCGGCGTGCTGCCTCGCGAGGATGGTAACCCCATCGTCAGCGGCCAGTTCCCGATGAACCTGCTCGGCTACACGTGGGTGACCTCGCCGCACATCATCGGGTCCAACCCGCTGCTGGTCGACCGTGTGCAGCTCGGCGGCATGGCCGACGAGGACCTCGGCTCGCCCGACTACACGCGCTCCGGCGACTTCAACGTGGAGACCTACTCGCAGCGCAACAAGACGGACAGCTACACCGTCCGTGCACGCCGCGTCGTGGTGCCCGTCGTGCTTGAGTCGCACGCCGGTCTGCACATCACCGGAACGACTCTCTGATGGCTGATCGTTACGTCGTCAAGGGCGCAGCCGTCGTGCTCCCCATCGAGGGCGGCACTGAGCGGTACCTGTACCGCGGCGCGCAGGTTGGCGACGGTTTCACCATCAAGGGCATCAAGCACGCTCTCGCGCTGGGCCTGATCGAGAAAGTCAAGGCACCCACGGCCGCTGAGAAGTCGGCAGCAGAGCAGGCCGCAGCAGATCAGGCCGCGGCCGACAAGGCCGCAGCCGACAAGGCCGCAGCCGACAAGGCCGCAGCCGACAAGGCCGCAGCCGACAAGGCCGCAGCCGAAGCCAACAAATAGTGAGAGGGGGCGGTGGAGATGATCTACCCAGGGGAAATTAGCAGTGACGAAGATCTCGCGCGACGCATCCTGGTGCGCGCGCGCTCCATCGCCCCCGGCCTCAGTTCCATTCCCGACGACGACGAACGCAAACTCGACGCGATCGCGATCCTCAAGGGTGTCGTTGCTGAGGTGCCGGCGCCCGGTGCCCGCCGAGTGAAGTCTCGGGGACGCAATGGCACGTCGATCAGCTACAACGATCCGGGTGGGGCGTTCAGCGACGACGACATCATGAGTCTCCGCTCGCTGTGTGACGTGGCATCGGCCGGCCTCCCGGTCGGCAGCTTTCCGAAGGCGCGAGCTTTCGGACGCGAGTGGGCCGAGGGTGAGTACTCGTGAGCTGGGATGACCCGTTCTGGTACCCGCACACGGTGAGCGTCCGAAACAAACTACCGTCCGGCGGCATGGGCGCAGGTTACTCCGACCCACGCACTATCCGGGCGGAGGTGAAGGACGAGCAACGCCTCGTCCGCAACTCTGCCGGGGCTGAGGTGGTGTCGTCGTCCTCGGTGACCGTGCCGATTAGTGAGCACGTCCCGGTCGGTTCGCTCGTCACAGTGTGGCCCGGTACCAGCCGGGAGCGTGAGGCGGAAGTACTCGCCGTCAGCGCCGACGACAACGGCGACACCGATCTCGATTCGTTCCTGGTTCTGTCGCTGGTCTAGAACTGTGCGGCCCTCAGGTATCACCGGAAGGAAACCGCAATGCGAATACTTGTACCGACCGTCTCCGTCATTGAGAAGGCCGCGCAGGACGGCCTACGTGAGGCTGGTCGTGCGGTGTTGAAGCGTGCCCGTGAACTGAGTCCGACCGACGAGGGCGGCTCGGATAAGTCCGGGTTCGTCCGCGTCGACGACCTCACCCTTCAGGTCGGGTTCAGGTCGCACATCTCGCGCATGCAGCACGAGAACCTTGACTACCAGCACCAGCCGGGCGAGCAGGCCAAGTTCCTGGAGGCTGCCGCCGACGAGGTCGACACGGGCGCAATCATCGCTGCGAGGGTGCGTGCCGCCCTTGGATGACCGCACACTCACCATCCTGATCTGCTCTATCCTCGGCGAGATCCCCGGCTGGGACTGGAACCCCGGCGACCCTGACTACGTCTATTCGTCGGACCCCGTGATCATCTTCTACGGTGCGCTGGGCACCACACCAGATACTGCGGTCGGCGTTCGGGTTTACGCCGCCGGCCAAGATCTTGACGTCGCCTGGCGACGCGTGCAGATCCGCGTACGCGGCGCGCAGGGCCGCCCCGATGGTGCCGACGTTCTCGCGGCCTTGGCGTTCGCGGCCCTTCAAGGACTTTCCCGCGTGGGAGGGATCAGCGGCATTAGCCGTCTATCAATAGCACCAGCTGGTGCCGACGACAACCGTCGTGAAGAACGCACCGAAAACTACCTCATCATTCTCGATAATTTGGAGGCTCTCACATGAGCAATACAGTTACCCTTCCCGCTGGCTCGACGCTCGGTAAGAGCTTCGAGTACGGCTGTGACATCAACGTTGGCACGTCATCCGCGCCTGTCTGGCAGCCGTTCCGTCGCATCAGCGGATTCCTGCCGAGCCCGACACCAGTCGCGCAGGACTCTCAGACCTACGACGACCGCGGCACGCCGAACTCTGACGTCACAGCATGGAGCATGAACCTCGCATTCAACGCTCAGGTGAACCGCAACGTGTCCACCGGTCTTTACCTGCCCGAGATCGAGGCTGTGCTCGCCCGCACCGGTCCCGATGCGATCGGTGAGTCCGCCGTCCTCGAAGCCCGCTGGTACCACAAGCCTGCAGTCGGGACCCCAAACCCGACCGACGCTGGGCAGGGATTCTTCACCGTTATTCCGACCCGTCAGAACTCGGGGCCAGCCGGTGAGATCGAGGTCATCGCGATCGCCCTTACCGGTAAGGGCGAGTACGAGAAGATCACCAACCCGTACCCCGCGGCGGCAGCAACAGTACCGACTCTCACCTCCATCACCCCAAGTGGCAAGTCGATCGGCGATCAGGTCACCATCACCGGTACGGGATTCATCGGAGTCACGCAGCTCAAGTTCGACGCGATTGTCCTCGATGTCGACACGTACACCGTGGTGAGCGCCGCGACGATCATCGCGACGATCCCGCCGCTTTCTGCCGGGATCGAGCCCGTCACCATCACCAATGCGACGGGTGTCTCGTCTGCGGTCAACTACACCGTGGTGTCGTAACCCGTGGGTGCTATCGACTTCGGCGAGTGGGTGGCGCCCGACCTCAAACTCGAGCTGGATGGACGCACTTATACGGTGCGTCCTCCCACGGTCGAGGCCGCGAAGATGATCCTCGCGGCGGCGGTGCGCGGCGAAGTGAATCTAGGTCTCGTCAAAGATGAGATCCCCGCTGAGATACAAGCAATGCTCGACAGTATCGGCGACGAGCATCCAGCCCTGGGCGATGCTCACGCAGCGATGGTAGCCGACAAGGTATCTGCCGCGACCATCGACCGTGTGGCCTACTACGCGGTCTTCTACTGGGCGCGTGGCAAAGAATACGCCGACACTCTCGCGGCGCTTCTGTGGACGCCACGCAAACTCACGCCCAGCACTGCAGGTGGTGCGGCCCCAAAAGGCTGAGCACCGCCGAAGATTGGGCACCCTTTGGTATCGGCGACCCCGATGCCGAAGGGTGGTTCCCCGACTATCGACCGGTGCCCCAACATCTAAAACCTGAGGCGCCCAACGCCCTGGCAGCCAAGACGCCGGCGGCTGATATCGACGGGTCGCTGCTGGCCCTGGTCACCAACTGGCGGCTGGTCGTCGCTGAGCTCGCCGAGCGCGGCATTGACCTCTATGCCCCCGAAGTCCTTGCACGACCATGGCCCGGAATCCGGGCGGTGATATTCAGTCTGATCGATTCGCCGACACGGTTGCGTGCGGTTCTTACCCGGAGGTGATCCATGGCTACTCTCCGAGCTGCCGAGTTGGAAGTACTTTTCACTGCGGACACTAAGCAGATCGAGAAGGCCGATAAAGACGTCCAGACGATCGGACGCAAGGTCGAGTCGAAACCGATCACGCAGAAGATCAACGCAGACGAAAAGGGCGCGCTTGCCGGCATGGACCGGGTCGAGGCGGCCGCGAAGAAGCTGGTATCGCAGGACACGTCGCTGAGGCTGGACGCGGACATCACTCGGGCCGAGAAGAGTTTCGCCCGGGCGACGCAGCGTCTGGCGGATCTTGAGGTGCGCGCGCTCGGCGGGCTGGACGTGACGGCGGATGTGCGCCGCGCTGAGGCTGCCCTGTCGAAGGTAGAGCGCAACCTTACCGGGTTGCGTACGTCCAGGACTCAGATCGTGGTTGAGGCGGACACGTCGCAGGCTGAGGGAGCTCTTGACGGCGTCTCAGGCGATGCCGGTAAGGCTGGCGATGAAGCGGGCGATGAGTTCGGAAGGAACATCATTGCCGCGCTCGTCTCGATCCCGATCGCCGGAGCTGTTGTTGGTATCGGCGTTGCGGCTGGGAAAGCGCTCGTCGGCGCGTTCAATGATGGGTTGGCGCAGGAGTCCTCGTACGACCGGCTGCAAGCCCTGACCGGCATCAGCGAGGCTGACGCACTCCGTCTCGGGCGCGCCGCCGGCGAGGCGTATGCGAACGTGTTCGGCGAGTCTATAGAAGCGAACATGGACACGACACGTCTGGCGCTGCAGTTCGACCTGATCGACGAGGACGCTTCCACAAAGAGTGCTCAGAAGGTAGTCGAGGGTCTATCGGGTATCTCTCATGTTCTCGGTGAGGAGGTACGCCCGATCGCTGCGGCGGTCACCACGCTGCTCAGTTCCGGTATCGCGAAGTCTGCGCAGAACGCTTTTGATTTGCTCGCGACCGGTGCCCGTGAGGGTGTAAATCGTGGTGAGGATCTAATCGATACCTTCACGGAATACCCGGCAGTGTTCGCCCGACTTGGCCTGTCTGGCGAGGAAGCTCTCGGTCTGATAAATCAGGGACTAGACGCGGGTGCGCGCAACAGCGACATCGCCGCCGATGCATTGAAAGAGTTCCAGATTCGTGCCACTGATGCGTCGAAGGCTTCAACTATCGCCTTCGAGTCTCTTGGCTTCAACGCGGAAGAGATGACCGCAAAGATTTCCCGCGGTGGTGCTGATGCACGAGACGGGCTCGATGAGGTACTGATCAAGCTGCGCGAGACCGAGGACCCGGTGCTTCGCAATGCGGCGGCCGTGGGCCTGTTTGGTACGAAGGCTGAGGATATGGGCGCAGCCCTATTTGCTCTGGACCTGTCTACCGCCGTCGATCAGCTCAACGGAGTGACGGGTGCAGCGCAGGCGATGTTCGACACCCTCGCGGACAACGACGCGACCAAGCTTGAGCAGGCATCCCGGAATATCGAGGTCGCGACGGATGGCATGAAGGGCGCCCTCGCTGCGGCCTTCTCTGATCCCCTGGGAGAAGCGGCTGAGTGGATCTCGTCAAACCGCGGCCCCATGCTGCAATTCTTCCTCGACCTCGCAAACGGGGCACTCGACTTCGGCGATGCCTCGATCGACGCGGCGGCGGACGGGGCCGAGGCCTTCGGTGAATTCGTTGCTGGGCCTCTCGCGGACCTGGTCGACGGCATTGCCGGCGCCATCGACGTCATGAACGGCTTCGCAGGCCGGCCGAAAGAACTCGACGGCCTCGCTGCCAGCATGCGCGGATTCGATGACACCTCGGCGGATGCCGCAGACACCATCCGCAGCCTGCATGACGGGCTCGACGACAGCCGCACCAAGCTCAATGAGTTCGGTGATGGCGCCGTCGCCATGGGATTCCTCAACGACGCGACACTGCGTCTTGCCGGCGCCATCGACGAGGTCGGCGTCAATGCTGAGGGCGCAGAGTATGGCCTAGACGGAATCGACCTGGCTCAAATTCGCGCGTCGAACTCGGGCAAGTTACTTGAGGACCAGGTGCGCAACTCGCTAGCGGCCATGGGAGAAGAGGCGACTGCGGCTGCAATAGCCGGTGAGAGTCAAGACGAACTCGCCGCGCGGTACCGCACGTCGACGGATGCTCTCATGGGTCAGCTCACGCAAATGGGGCTGACAGAGGATCAGGCGCGGTCACTGATCAACACGGTATTGGAGACTCCAGTGTCGGCGACGACCGAGTTCGGATCGAATGTCGAGGATCAGCAGACGAAAGTTCAGGGTCTCGCGGACCGCATCTCGACTCTGCCCGATGGATCGGTCGTGATCAATGCAGACATCGCGACCGCCCAGGAGAAGCTCGCCCAGTTCCTGTTGGATCTAAACAATATTCCCGGCCGTCGCGACGTGATCATCAACCAGGTCGTGCAGCAGACGGGCGCAGCTCGTGGGGAAGTTGCCGCCGCCTACCAGGCGCAGGGAAACATCGTCGAGTTCATGGCGCAGGGTGGCATGCGCGGTCTCACCCCGATGTCGCACACCGCCCAGGTTGTGCCGCCGTCGACGTGGCGGGTTGTTGGCGACCGCGGCGACGTCCCCGAGTCATTCATCCCCATCGATGGGTCCGCTCGGTCAATGTCGATTCTTCTTGAGACGATGCGCCGCATGGGCGTAATGCCGATGGCTTCGGGCGGTATCACTCCCGGGCCGGCCGCATCGACGGGCAACTCGTATCAGATCGACATCACCGGTGTTCCCAACGAGTCCGTGGAATCACTGGTCAACCGTGTCATGGCGAGAATCAACGCGGAAAGCAGGCAGTACTCATGACGCTTCTCAGCATCGATGATTTCCATTTCAAGGGTACTCGCGAGCGTTTTGGCAATGGCGAGTATTTGGTCACACTGGATGGCTGGGAGGACGGCGTCTCTATGCGGCGTTCCTCTCAGCCGATTCCGCAGAACCACGGCGATTTCGATGTGCCCACTTTCATGGAGGGGCGGACCGTCAATTTCACGGCGGATGCGTATGCTCGCAATCCAATGGAGCTCGCGCATCGAGGCCATGGGTTCACTGCGTTGCTGGCACAGGGCACCTCAAGAATGGTGACCATTGAGCTGGATGGTCAAACCCTGTGGGGAATGGCACGCAGAGGTAATGCAGCGCCGCGATGGCGACGTGCTCCCGGTGGCGTGGACTTAGCCCGAGCATCGATGGAATTGTTTTTCCCCAACCCCCGCAAGTTCGGCGAGTCTCGAGTCTTCACTGGCGCCGCCCCTGTCGCGTTCCATTACGGTAACTTTCCGGCGACGCCGGTCTTTACTGTGACGGGTTCTGCTCCGGCTGGCTACACGATCAACCTTTCGGCCGGGAAGCAATACACGGTGACCGTCCCGTTGGCATCAGGTGTCCCGCACGTCATCGACATGGCGGACGGGTATCTGCGCATCAACGGCTTGATCGTTTCGAACTCGGTGGGTCGGGCTGACCTGCTCGCCATTCCGGGCGGCGCGTCGGTGGCGGTTTCTGTGACGCCTGTTTCTGGCACGGCTTCCCTGTCGGTGCTTCTGCTCGACACGTTCATGTAGGGAGTAGCCATGTGGTGGTATTGGATTTGCGACACGCAGACCGGGGATAAGATTCAACGTCTCCCTGACCCTGTTTCTGGGCCATGGTCGTGCTCATTGGACGGAGGCGATTACGGGAGTACGGTATTTCAGCTTGGCGCTGATGACTTCACGCAGGCGCAATGGTGGGATTTTACGGCCCCTCATTCACGCACACTGATCGTGGAGCGCAACAAGGTAATCCGGTATGCGGGGATTATCAACGCAGACCCGGATTTCGACCATGATACTGGGCGTCTCACGGTCGCGCATGTTGATCTCGAGTCGTTCTTCAGTGAGCGTTACCCATTCGGCATTGGTTCGTATTGGGCTGATGAGGTTGCGCACCGGCCAGGGAAGATTGAACTCTCCGGACGTTCTCACCGCTCGATCATCTGCAATGTCATTGCCGCTGGTTTGGTCGGTCCAACGTCAAACTACGCGCTGCCAGTGGTTCTGCCTTGGCTTACCGAGTCTGGTTCGCAGTCGTTGACTGCTGAGAACTTCAACTTCCAGACGTGCTCGGATCTGATCTCTGACCGGCGCAAAGTGGAGAGCGGTGTCGACTTCTACTTCAAGCCCCGGTGGAAGTCAGATACCGCATTCGAGTGGGTGGTGGTTGCCGGTTCAGATTCGGATCCTCTGCTCATCGGCAAGACAGCCGACTTCTACTTGAACGCGGAGCAGCCCGTGCTGTCAAACGTGAAGTTTGGCCGCGATGGTGTGAAGCAGTTCACGGGCATGTTCTCAATTGGGCAAGGGTCCGGCGCTGACATGTCAGTGGGCGGCATTCCATCTGGTGCAGGTCTGCCCCCGGTAATTCCGGCGCGTGATACGCAGCAGAAAATCGACAACGAGGCGAACCAAAACGTGCTTGCCGGCATGTCATTGGAGGCTGCGCGGGTCCGGTACAGTCCGACGTTCCAGTGGGCATTTACTTTGCAGGCGTCCACTGAGGCGGCCCCCGTTGAGTCGATCGAGCTCGGCGACATCCTCCGCGTCTACGTCGAATCGAGCCCGTACATTCCGGTCGGCTGGCATTCCCTGAGGGTGGTCACGCTCACGGGCGACGAGGGCGAATGGGTCACACCGACCGTGCAAATGATTGGGGAGGTTGCCTAATGGGTTACATCGATGATGCTTCGGGAAAACGTGACCGTCAGAACCTATGGGCTGCGGTTCGCAAACTGGGCACCATGTCTCCGCTGGACAACTCGTCAGTCGAAGGCCGCACCCGGTTCATCGGCAACGAGTCCTTGCTAGTCGAGGGCTCGCAAAAAGTCACTGGATGGCTCATCGTCACGGGCACGCTCAAGGTCGTGGGCGCATTCCTGCTTGAGGGCGTCACCACTATAACTGGCGCGCTCACGTCGAGCGGCACGGCGCTATTCACGGGGTTATTCACCGCGCGCGGCACTACCCGATTCGAGGGCGACACTACGCAAGTCGGCGCTCACCACGTGCAGGGCAACCAAGACATCACGGGCACGCTCGCAGTGAAGGGCGCGACGGAAGTATCCGCGGATCTATCCATCGTGGCGGGCGGCATTATCAAGGTTGGATCTGGCCTCACCTTGGAGCCGCTCGGCGCTGGTGGCGGTGCGATCAACTTTCTGCCAAGCGGCAGCATAAGCGCCGGCCTCGGAAAGTTCACCCTGGTGTCACCTGACCTGTCGGCCATCCTAACTCTCGGCGGCGGCGGCGTTACTGTCACTTTGCCGTTGAAATCAGGCGCAGCCGTGAATGTGCACGTCGATGGTAACGGGAAATTATGGCGTACCAGCTAGTTACGTGCAGAGCGTGATTATCGCGTAGGTGACGATCTTCTGATTGTTGTCGTCCGGGTCGTCACCGCTAACGGCGGTCACGTCCTGTCGTTCGGTGCCTGCCGCTATCTGCTCGCACACGAGCATGGCAGCACCGAGCAGCTGCGCGTCGCTGGGGCGCTCTCCGGTCCACACGGCATCCATCGATGCAAGGTACCAAGCGTCGGCGCTCTCGAATCCGGCTTCACCCCACGGCGTTGTCGGATCAGCGGTCGGCGCTGCCTTCATCTCAATCGGCGCAGCCACCGGCTCGGGAGTCGCGCTCACCGCAACCTCGCTCGGCTCACTCTCCGCAACCGGCTCAACCACGGCTGCACTGCATCCACCCATCGCAAGCACGGCGGCGACGGCTAGCACGATTCCCATTTTCCCCATGCCCGCAGTGTACCGCCGCGACATGCACCCGCACCAAACCTTTTCACCCTGACCCTTGGAGGGCACATGTCAGTCGTTTCCGGCAATTACTTCGATCTTGGCGGCTTTAGCATGGGCATCTGGATGTCGACCATCACGTTCGAACTTTCAGCGCCGGCGACCCATGATCAAGCAGACAAGTCGCTTGTGTCGTCGGCTCGCACGCACAGCGCCATTGTGGATTCCGCTACGGGTGAATGGGCGATGCCTATCATCTCCACCGAAGGCATGAGGCAAGACCGCTATTACACGGTCATGGGCACATCGCTTGACTCTGAGCTGGGAATGCCCCGAGTCGATTACTTCCCGTGGAAGATACGCATTCCAGAAGGCATCTGGAAGTTCACCGATCTGGTGCGCGATTGGAGCAGCCCTCTCGCCGTCTCCATAACCTCGGGCATTCCTGAACAGAAGACCGCATACGTGCTCGACCCATTCACCGGCGAGCTCTTCCGAAAGAAGGCCTGAATATGACCATTTACGATGACTACGAATTTATCGCCAACCTCAAAGGGCGCAAAGGAGACCAGGGAGATCCGGGTCTCGCGGGCCCTGTAGCTGTCGCCAACGATGTTGCATTCGCCTCAGCGGTCAGTGGTGTATCGGCTACGAACACCGCTGTGACCGCCCTTGCTGCGAAAGCTGTTCTCGCGCAATCCTTGTCGGATAGGGGGGTGGCGTCGGCGGCTTTCGAATCAGCGACTACCAGTTCGGGCACGCCTCGAAACTTGTCTGGGGTCGCCATGTCGGGCATCCCCAACGCGCAACTGCGAGGCGTCACCACCCTCGGCTTCTCGCCGAACACCGTTCGTTACCACCCGTTCGAAGTTGATGCGTCACTCACCGTGATGAGGGCAAAGTTCGAGGTGACCACATCGCCGGACATCGCCTGTTACATGACGGTCGGCATCTATTCGGTAGATGCCTTCTGGCAGCCCATGGAACTCATTCAGCAGCTAACCGTCGCTGTCACGGGCGTGGGGGTTGCAGACGCGGGCTTTGCTATGCCTACAGAACTGCCAAAGGGCCGCTACCTGCTTGCGGTTTCAGCAGAGCGGGCCATGACCCTCCGCGGATACTTCGGCGGGCCGTCGTTTGCAAACAGCGTCCCCAGCGCGGCGATCTCCGAGTTCTTCGAAGTGTCCACCCCGTACACCGTCGACCTGCCCGAACCTGCCGTGCATTGGACCATCGCGTCAACTGGGGTGAATGGGGCCGTCCATGGCGTCCTTCTGGACTGGGCTGTCAATAACCCGGCGCTCGACTCTCTGTTCATGCTCCCGAATAGGCAGGTCGTCAAGGGTGCCAATGTGGTGCTGTACAACCAGGGCTGGGATCTGTTCTGGGCGAACTGGGCTTGGGAGACCGACATCAAGTGGCAGATCGATTACGCCAAATCTGCCGGCGCAAACACTATCCGGGTGATCGGCGACGTCATGGCAATCACCCGGTACGCAATAATGACCATCACGGAGTACCGAGCGCGGTGGCGGCAGCTCATCGACTACTGCGCCTCGCTGGATATGTACGTTTACGCGTGCGGCGGCGGCATCCCTGATGCGAACTACGACATCACGGCTGTCACTCAGGTGCTAGTCGAGCTGGGTAAAGAGATCAACGGGGACGAGCGTGTCATCGGCCTTGACATCATGCAGGAGTCGTACGCGTTCGCGATCACAAACATGGAAACCCTCGTGCCGTCGATCCGGGCCGTTTGTGATCGGAAGCTCACGTTCTCCATCCCGACCGGTGCACCCTGGGACGATAACAGCGTGGCCGCTCGCAACCAGTTCAGGCCGTGGGTTGACTTCTACGACTTTCACGTCTACTACGACGTATCGGTGAATGACATTCAGGATTACTGGAATCGCGCGAACGAATCGAAGCCTTTCCTCATTGGGGAATTCGGGCTGGGGGCGGCGGCAGGAGAGCCTGCACAACTCGCCCGCTTCACTGCCGTCAGGAACGCCGTTGCTCTGGTCAGGGAGGATGGCCGTCATATCGCTGGTGCATTGGTGTGGGCCATTCGCGACCAAGACCCGGACCCGTCACAGTACTACGGGCTGTGGACTGTCGACAAGGTGCCGCGCCAATACCTCATTGACGCATTCAAAGCTTTCCCCGACCACCGGTAACCTCCGAGGGTTGCGCCCCTTGCGAACTGGACGCAAGGGGCCTGGGCTCGCTTAGACTGCGGCACAGATCGAAGCATCGACCGCGCCCGCTAGGGCTGGGCTTGTCGTACCAGCTAAGCCCAATGCGACCAACGCCACCGCAAGCACCACTACGCCAACGCCCCAGCCCGCGGCGTGCGAGCGCCGGGGCCTCCATCGCAGGTTAGTGGGCATTGCCACGAGGCAACCAACGATGCCAATCAGCAGGAGCGGCAGGGCGAAGCGAGCCTCTGGTGTTGAGCCGAGGATCGTGAGCAGCGAGCCCAACCAGAAAACGAGCACGACAGCGATCGGGAGGGCGTTCGCCTTCCGCTCGACCCAGAGCTTGACCAGTGCAAGCAGCCCCGCCGCGCTCACCAGCACAACGAGAACCGTCATGGCGCTGATTCCTTGGGACGGCTCGGCTGCGTACGGTGTGTGCGTGTCCCATTGAAGCGATGCTCCCGTTTTCTGGGCGAGAAGTGCCAGCGATGTGGGGAAGTTGTTGATGAAGTGGAGTGCGAGTTCGCCGACACTTGCGGGGGTACTCTGAAGGGATGCCTCAGCGGCCCCGGGGCTACAGTAGAACTGTTGCGGCACCTTCGCACCGACGAACGCAACCGTGTCGTACCTCACCACGTAAGCCGCGAACTGCAACTGAATATTGGTGACAACACCCACCAGGACAGGGCTAGCTGACCAAACCCCATGGTGCAGCAAGTTGAGGATCAATTGCGGGACAGTTGCTACGGCAGCTCCCACTGCCGGCCAATATGCCCTCCGCCAGTTGAAGCACGCCCAAATCACGTAACCGCTGGCAATCGCGAGAAGGTAGGCGGGTCGCAGATTGACCGCGATTCCGAAAGAGACGCCTCCCATTAGCGCCCACCACCACCGGCTGTTGAGCAGGATCGCTAAGCCCCCCAATGCGAAACTAGCCGCCCAGAGGTCCATCAACGGATAGGGAGCGAACCCGGCCAGCAGGACGGCGGTCAGGACTGCGGACAACCAGATATGTGCTGGCGTAACAGGCACCAGGCGGCGGAGTAGGGCCGGGATGATGACCGCACCCATGAAAGCGATCAGCAGTGCGTTCTCAACTAAGACGAAAGCTCGCCCGCCCGTGTCCGTGAGATTGGCGAGAAGGGCAGCCGGGGCGTACGGAACCGACGATAGGACTCCGCGGACGTCCATCCCCCCGGCCGTGAAGAAGTCGCCGCCAGTGACGAGCGCCCCCGCGCCACCCCAGTACACAGCCGCGTCCCATTCGAATGCTTCAGCGCGTCCGCCCGACAGCGCGATAAGGAATGCCGCCAACCCGGCGAGTAGCCACGACTTCCGGCCGCCAGCCAGCGCCATCGATATTGAACGTGCGCCGCTAAGCGCGTCAATGCGACGCGTCGTGTCCTGTGTCATTTCACCCATCCCCCTGAACGGCACGCGCCGCACCCCGAAAGCCTAGCGCTCCGGTCAGGCTGACCCGAAAGAGACCCCATGCCCAGCATCATCCTCGCCGCTCACGGTCGCATCACCACCTACTACCAGCAGGACATCGGTCGCGGATTCCTGCACAACGGCATTGACCAAGGCCATAGCAACGGCACCGCTTACGACTTGCAAATCATGGCACCTGCTGCCGGGGTCGTCACGGCAGTCGGGCGTCAGGGGTCCTACGGTTACCGCATCGTCATTCGTCACACAGACGGATGCCGCACCCTGCTCGCTCATCACGACGCGCAAATGGTCACGGTTGGGCAGATCCTCACGCAGGCCGAACTTATCGCCGTCATGGGCAATAGCGGCACCAAATATGTGCACAGTCACCAGGAGCTCTGGTCTCCTGGCGGGCTGCAACTCGACCCGCTCAAATACCTCGGCAGCGACACCGCCTCCACAGTTCCCATTGCAGTTCGGGCAACACCGCCCATAGTTCCGAAGGATGACGCCATGACTATCTATCTCAAGCCCACCGAAAACAGTTCACCGCTACCGGACGGTATCAATCGCATCTGGACCGGCTATCGCACCATCGCCGGCATCGAATTCGCGGATGTCTGGGGCGTGAGTGGCAACGGTGATGCGCGCCGGCTGACTGCGATCCAATGGCGCGTACTGAACGCACTGAAGGAAAAGGGCGTGATCGAACTTAATGTGGTCGATCTCTCGGGCAATGCCCTCGAGCAAATCGTCTACGCGCCGGAGCTATAACGTGTGCCGCCACAACCCAGATTCCACGTGCGGCCATGACAGCAGCTGCGATTCATGCCAGCACCCGCAGAACTGATGCCTGAGCTTTTCCCCGCATGGTTCACCGCCTGGGCATCATCGGTCACGCTGATTGAGCTGCTGATCTACGCGCTCGCCATCGCCGCCGTACTCAAATGGGGCAAGCGGTGGTGGCGGGGTGTCGTAGCCGTCGCGACAGGGATTCTCGCAGTCGCTAAGACCCTCGATTCCATTCAAGGACTGACCGCTTTCATGGCAGCCACCACGGCGACCTTGGCCGATCAGACGAAGACGATGGCGACGCAAGATCATCAGCTCGTCGGCATCTATCACGAGACGCACAAGAACGACGGCAGCTCGATCAAAGATGCCGGGCTACGCACGGAAGAAGCAGTCGATCGGCTCGAGCGCGGCATGCTAGCCGTTTTCGTCCTGCTCGACGCGGCCGGTATTCGCGCCGCCGCCGATGAAGACAGCATCCGGCAAGAACTCGAAGACACACACCCTAAGGAGAAAAGATCTCATGACCACCACTGAACTCGCCCTCGGCGACACCATCCGCATTCGTGCACTCGCCTACGTCCGCACTGGCGTTCCCGCACTGATCGGTGCGCTCCTCACGTGGCTCGCCAGCCGCATCCCCGCCGTCTTCGACTTCCTCGCAGCTGTCGATCCCGAGTGGCGCACGCTGCTGTACTCACTCGTCACCGCCCTGGTGATCCTCGCGTATTACGCCCTTGCACGGTGGCTGGGGAAGCGCTGGCCGAAGATGGAAACGCTCATGCTGGGCAGCTCGAAGACGCCCGTCTACACCGCGTAACCGACCTGAAGGAGCATCATGGGCCTGATCAATTTCCACTACACGAATCCGGGCCCTGATGGCGATGTCCCGGCCAGCGGGTACCTCCACATCAGCTTGCTCTTCCGCGAGGTCGTCGGCGGTGTCATCCGCACCACGGCGCCGGAGACAGTGCATCTCGTCGACGGCGCCGCGGCTGTGGAGCTATCCACGACCGGCGTGAATCAGGCGTGGAAGATCGAAGAAGGCGGCGGTATCGCCGGGCGCAGAACGGTCTACGTCGCAGTCACCGGGGATGCTGTGTTCACGGATCTCGTCATCGTGGATCCGGCGACGCTGCAACCCCTGGTCGAGGTTCCGCCGACCGTGGCTGAGCTACTCGATGAGTCCAAGGCCATTCTCGAGGCTGCTATCGCGCGCACCGTCACCGCGACGGTCGACCCAGCCGATCCCGACGTGATCCTCCTGGACTACCCGAGTTTCATGCTCGACCCCAACGACAACCTGATTCTGAACCTGACCCTAGGAGCATCCGCATGACCACAGGACGCGTCCCACAGCTGGACACCAACGGACAATTCCCGGACCGGTTCGCGCCGCCATCTGTCGCAGCCAATACTCAGATTGCTATTGCCAAGGCTGCTGCTGCGCTTGAGTCGGCTGCGTCGGCTTCAGGATCGGCAGGCACGGCAACCGCTCAGGCAACGGCGGCTTCGGGTAGCGCCACGGCTGCGAGCGGTTCGGCCACCGGTGCTGGCTCGTCTGCCACTGCCGCGAGTGGTTCAGCTACCGCAGCGTCTGGTAGTGCCACGGCATCCGGTTCTAGTGCTACCGCGTCGGCAGGATCGGCAACCCTCGCAGGTGAGCACCGGGCCGCTGTGGAAGGCTTTGCGGTCACTACTGCCGCTCAGGTAGACGCGGTGTTCGCCGATCCGACGAGCGCCCCGAGCATTCGTCAGACTGCCACGTTTGCACCAACCTCCCAGAATGGCGTGATGGCGCACGCATCTCGTTTCGCTGAGGTGAAAAACACCAAGGGTGGGCGCATCGGTACGGGCGGTAAGGGTGTTATTGCTTTCCGCATCGACCACGGCATCGACAGATTCCGCTCTATTCACTGGCCGCTGATGCGTGACCGCTACCTGTCGTGCGGGTTCGGGTTCGTGTCCGGCTCCGTCGAGAACCCGACCGCCGCCTACGAACCCTCAACAACGACGTGGGCGCAGGCACGACTCATGCACTACGAGGGCGCAGAATCATGGGGGCATTCTGCGGATCACGGCGACCCTGCCCCTCTCGGAGCCAGCCCGTTCACGCTTGAGCAGCAAATCCAAGGATGCCGCGCCACCCTTGAGGCGCAGATGCTCCACCCTGTTGGCTGGCAGATGCCCGGCGTAACCGGAGGTGTGACGCCCGGCTATTCCAGTAACCTCGACACCCTCGGCAAGCTAGGCACCACCGAAGCCGGACAGCGCCTCATGGCCGGGTATGGGCTCATCGAGAACTACCTTCACGGCAGTACCCGCATCATGCCCACTGATGGGTGCTACCTGCTCTCGCACGTCACCCTCGACACGATGACCCTGGCCGGGGCGAAATCGTATGTTGACCTTGCGATCAGCGAGGGTGTGGGAATTGAAATGATGTTTCACCCGATGTGGGTGGGCACCACCGGGTTCATGTCTATTGCCGATTTCACCGCCGTTCTTGACTACGTGGCGGCAAAGCGGGCGGCGGAGCTGCTCGAGGTTCTCACCCCGTCTGGCCTGGCATTCGCTGACCCTGGCACCAGCTATCGGCTGAACCTCCTGAACACGTCCGGTTTTGAGGGTTCGTCCAAAGTTGGCGGCGTCATCGGGGCGTGGACGGCAACTGTTGACGCGGGCATTGCGCTGCGACAAGACGGCGGGCATACAGGACTGAATTATGTTCGGTTCTCTGGCACAAACAACCTGCTTGAGCAGCCGTTCAAATACGTCGATCAGGGCGGCTACCACAACGCCGCGTTGGAAGTATCAGCTTGGGTGCGCAACACAACCGCTTCTGCCGCCCAGGCGCGCATCAAAGTGTTCGTGTCTTCACCCGGTGGATACCCCGACCTTGGAACGCAACGTGACGGGTTCTACGCATTGCCCGCGAATACGCCGTGGACAAAAATCCGGCTGCCGTTCTGTATGCCCCGCAGCGACCCAGGCGGCGCGCCTACTGAGCATGTCGCCATTCGCATCGCACGCCTCGATACCGGCACCACCCCCGGCGACGTGGATTTCGATGACATTCAAATGAACCCGATCTAAGGAGCCCGGCAATGGGAAAAATCTATAACGACACCTGGGGCTTTTTCGACGCGGGACAAGAGTACGCCTCAGCGGGTGCCGCCCTGTTCGGCGGGTTTCGCAAGATGGTCAGCGGGAACTACTACGGCGCGAACGGCGGGATGCCGGGAACCAATGCTTTCGCCAACCAGCAGATGTGGGCCGCACCGCTTTGGGTTCCGCGCGCAATTACCATCGACAGGCTCGCCTGCGAGGTAACGGCCTTGGTTGCGGGTTCCACCGTGCGGCTCGGACTGTACGGCTCCACTGCGGAAGACACCCCCGGCGCGTTGGTCCTCGACGCGGGCACCGTGGACTCGGCAACGACCGGCATCAAAGAGATCCTCGCCCTGAGCACCCGGATTCCTGCGGGCTTGTATTGGCTTGCTGCGGTCAGCCAGGGTGGCACGCCGACGTTGCGTTCCATCGGCAACTCGTCAGCGCCACCCGTGGCATCGACACTGGGCGGGGGAAGCACTGGACCCAACTCCTATTACCAGAACGGCGTGGTGGGTGCGCTGCCTGCCACGTTCACAGCAGTCGGGGCATCGAGCGGCGGAACCCGCGTCATGGCACACATCGCGTAACCCCGTCACCCTCGCCCAGTTAGCCGAGTTCCCCATAGCCACCACCCGCACACCAACGCCCCGCGACTTGATCTTCGGATTGGGTGGCGGGGCGTTTTTGTGTTGCCCCAGTTAGTTGCCGCACGCATTGTCGAAGTCGCGTTGAGCCATAGTGAAGTCCACGTTGGCCGCGCTTGAAAAGTTGGTGCCGAGAACGCTGAGAGCATCCGACATTGTTTGCATAGCCGCACCAACCTCAGTGTCGCCTTCCTGCATGACGATAGCGTTCAAGCCCTCGGTGGCCGTGACGATTCGTTCTTTCAACATGTCTTGAGCTGCCGCCCGATCCTCAGTGTTGACGGCAACTTTTAAGGCAAACGCAAAGTCCTCCATGATTGGTGCGGAATCCTCGCACGGCGTTGTGGCAGGCGTGGATGCGCAACCGGTGAGGATGAGTGCGGTGAGGATGGTTATTGCGGCGAGCTTCATGGTGGTTCCCCCTAGACAATGTTGGTGCGAGCGAAGCTAGTTGCTCATGCCCTGCTCGGCAGCACGCACAGCAATGTTACGTCGCGCCTCATCTTGAATGCTCTGTTGGCGCATGTTCTCAGCGATCTGTTGGCGACGTGCAACCTTCGCCTTCGACTCCAGGGGGATGCCAAGGATTGCGCAGAAAACCAGCACGAGTGCGTACAGCGCCATCAGTCCGAGTCCGATGAGGAAGGCGAAGAAAATGATTTCCATGTTGGCAGCCTATCCGTGGCTTGTCTGACCCGATTCAAGGCCGTCCTGAAAGACGCACAACCCCGCGCCCATCTCACAAGGTGGCGGGGCTTTTTCTCGTTGTGCCGGCACCCAGTAAACGATGGCCGACCCGGGGCACATTTTTCACTTATCTGAACGGCGCGATGGGTGCTAGGGCGGAAAGCTTCTGGAACCGTGGGTACCGGGCGAGGTCTTGTGCAGCATCAGACACAGCCCAACCAGCGTTCGCACTTTTCTGCGTATTGCATCAGGAATCTAGACATCTCTGTACGTTATGTTCGTGAAGCCTTACGGTTTAATCACCGGCAACTTAAAAATCTTGATTCCAGTACCGGCTTGTACTGGGTAGCCGGCGAACGGGTTCAAGGCACAGAAACATGGACGACCGATCATGCACGGCCGACCTCACCACCTGGAACCGCCGCATAACGAAAGGCAATACACATGGACTTCAAAACCGCCACCGACGCCGACCTCGACGCCGACCGTATCACCATCATCACTGAGCAGGAACGCCGGGCGACACTGGTCGCCATCCCCGCGGAAGTCACCAGGTTGGCCAAACAGTACCGCGAAATTGGCGGCGACCAAGCCGAAATAGACGCCGCGATTGCACCGTTCAGAAAAACCTTCTAA